CGGATCAGTGCTTGATGTGATCACCGGACTGCTGGATGTGTTCATTGGCTTGTTCACGGGGAATTGGTCCCAGCTTTGGAACGGCGTGAAGGAAATCTTCTCTGGCGTATGGGATGCCATTACTGGCCTGTTCGATACGGCGCTGAATCTGCTGAAGTCTCTGGCAGAGGTCGTTTTCGGCTGGTTCGGAACCACATGGGAATCCGTGTGGACGGGAATCAAATCCTTCTTTGAGACTATCTGGAACGGGATCGTTGCTTTCTTCTCCGGCATTTGGAACAGCATCGTTTCCGTCGTCACCACACAGATCAATGCTGTGAAGACAGTGGTCACTACGGTTTTCAATGCCGTCAAGAGCACCGCTACCACGATCTGGAACGGTATAAAAACCGCCATCTCCACGGTTGTGGATGGGATCAAGAGCAAGGTCACCTCCGCGTTTGAATCCGTGAAGAACACTGCCACAAACCTGTTCAACGGAATCAAGAGCACCGCCACATCCGTATGGAATGGAATCAAGACGGCAATCGTCACTCCCATCGAGGCAGCCCGGGACAAGATCCGCTCCGCTCTCAATGCGGTCAGCGGCTTTTTCTCCGGCCTGAAGCTGCAGCTGCCTCACATCAAGCTGCCGCATTTCCGGGTATCCGGAACGCTCTCTATCTCTCCTCCGAGCGTCCCGCACCTGTCCATTGACTGGTATAAGGAAGGCGGCATCATGACGAAGCCTACGGTTTTCGGCATGAACGGCAGCGCCCTGATGGCGGGCGGCGAGGCGGGATCGGAGGCAATCCTGCCTTTGAGCGGTTTCTATAAACAGCTTGAAGCCATGCTGACTGAAAAGCTGAACATGCACAATGTGGAGAAATACCTGGCCGTCATTGCTGCCAACAGCGGTAAGGGCATCTACCTGGATGACGGCACCTTGGTCGGTCGGCTGCTGCCTGCCATTGACAGCGGCCTCGGCCAGACGCAGAAGCTGAATGCGAGGTTGAGCCTATGAAGCCTGACGTAACCATAAACGGGATTTCCATGCTCAGCCTCGGCTGGCTGCGTGAGACTGTAAACTTCCCGACACCGCAATCACAGAGCAACACGATTACAGTGCCGGGAAGAAATTCTCCTATTCGATTTACAGAGGCGCTGGGGCGCGTAGCCTATCAGCCGCGCTCATTTGATATGACCTTTTCCATGCTGGGTAACCGTGCTGACTTTGATTGCCTCGTCAGTACAGTCGTGAATCAGTTTGCTGGGCAGCTTTGCCGGGTGACGCTGACGGAAGACCCGACGCTGTATGCGATCGGAACGCTTGAAGCCGATCCAACCTATGATCCGCTTACAGGCAAGGGTCAACTTGTGCTGTCCAGCACGGATGGTGACGCCTTTCTCTACTATGTGTCGGAAACGGTCGAGAGTATAAGCGGCAGCGGCACACTCACACTCCACAATGATTACATGCCTGTAGTACCGGTCATTACGACCACAGCAGAGACAACATTGCGCTGGACAGTCGACGGCGAATCTTTCCACAAGACCGTCAGTACCGGAACTTGGGAGATCCCGGAACTGGAACTGAGGTACGGGGGCAATTCCGTGTCCGTCACAAGCGAGGGAACAACGACCTTCATTTACAGGCAGGGGCGGTTATAAAGCATCTTCCGAAAGCCTACGATCTGTGGTATACTCCATCTCGACAACTCGGGATTTGTCTATGGATCACGGTCTATTTTTCTCATTTCATAGAGGAGGTCAGTTTTCATGAATCAGCTGTTGTCAAAACTCGGTGCAGCCATTGTGACGATTTCCGTATTTCTTTTCGCAGTATTCATCATCTGTGATTTTTCCTTTGGCTCATACTTTGTATGCATGTTCCTGCCGATCGGTTATATCATGATGTCCACAGGTTTCCAGCATGAGAGCGCTGAGAGTACGAGGGTATCAGCAAACATTGGCCTGATCTTGGCAGCAGTCTATGCCGTTCTGATTCTTTTGGTGTATTATGCGCAAACGACTACAGTCCGGCTGGAAGAACTGAACGATCAAGCCGCAAGAGTTTTGAACTATCAGAATGGCGGACTACTGTTTAATTATGACCTGCTGGGCTATGGCATGATGGCGCTTTCTACCTTTTTCATCGGTCTTTCGATTCAGCCAGAGAACAATTCAGATCTGTGGTTGAAATGGCTGATGATCGTCCACGGGGTTTTCTTTCTAAGTTGCTTTATCCTGCCGATGACTGGGATGTTCACACATATGGCAGATGGCGGCAACGGGAATGGAGGGGATATAGCGTTGCTGTTTTGGTGCGTGTATTTTATCCCCGTCGGAATACTGGCATATAAGCATTTCAGCTATGGAAAAGGAGTGTGATTGCACAATATGCCGGTTATTAGCCGCACAACTTCCAGTTTAGCTAATTGAATATTTCTGACAGAGTCGGGAAACCGGCTCTGTTTTCATTTTGTGAAGGAGGGCTGCCCATGAGCCTTTTTCGCGTATACGTGGATGGCGCTCTGTTCTATCATCCGCAGATGTCGAAGCTGGCGATCACGGACGCTCGCATTGAGGAGGACGCGGAGAACATCGACAGCATGACGCTTTCCGCTCCTTTCAACCATCCGTACCTTTCCAGTATCCGGCCGTTGGCCTCAACCATCGTCTGCAAAAAGGGCGACGCCGTTGTGTTTGAGGGCCGGGCGCTGGATAACGGTACGGATTTTTACAACACCCATACATGGACATGCGAGTCCTGCCTTGCCTATCTGAAGGACAGTGTTCAGTCGCCCTATGACTACAAAGGCACCCTGCGCGGCCTGCTTGAACTGTTCATCTCCGTCCACAACAATGCGGTCGAAGAGAAAAAGCGGTTCGTTGTGGGTAATGTGACCGTGACGGACAACAATGACTATGTCTCTTACAGCAGCACAGATTTCACTGTCACGCTGGACGCCATCCGGGATAAACTGATCAAGACCCACGGAGGCTTCCTGCGGGTGCGCTATGTAGGCGGAGTGAAGTACCTGGATTATATTGCGGACTTTGATTCACTCTCTCCCCAGACGGTGGAATACGGCAAGAATCTGCTGGATGTGAAAATCAGCCGGGACCACACCGACCGGGTCTCCGTCCTCCTTCCGCTTGGGGCAAAGATAAAGGATACCGATGCCGAGGGACAGGAATACGAAACAGATGAGCGGGTCCAGATCACATCCGTGAACGGCGGGAAAAATTATATTATTGATGAAGAAGCCGCGGCAGAGATCGGAATGATCTGGAGAACCGAGATATGGGATGATGTGACTGTCCCGGGCAACCTGCTAACCAAGGCAAGGACCCGCCTGCACGATCTGGCCCAGGGCGTCACCAGCATGGAACTGACTATCGTGGATGAGTCGGACACCGGAGCGGATATTGGAGATATTCATGCCGGAATGTATGTGGTCTGCAAATCTCCGCCGCACGGCATTGACGGCAGATACCGCTGCGTGGGGCGTACCCGTGATTACCTCAATCCTGCTGGGAATACGATCACCATCGGCGCATCCGGCGTGACGCTGACCGGCCTCTCCACCAAGCAGAACGATACCATCTCCGCCCTGGAGGAGGATGTGGTCGGCCAGTCCGTCAGGATCGATGTGATCTCTGGTCAAGTAGATAAGATCAACGAATCCAAGATGTACCGCACGGAGCTGGTGACGGAGGGCGTGAGCATATTCCGGGAGAAAACGCAGCAGAGCCTTGTTCGCTGCAAGGTGTATTCCTGGGATAAAGAGATCACGGATACTCTGGATGCCGGAGCGTTCAACTGGCACCGCAATTCCGGCGATGCCGCAGCCGACGCCGAATGGGACGCAGCCCATGTCGGCACAAAAACCATAACCGTATCTACGGAGGATGTGACGGACAACGCATCCTTCTACTGTGAAGTCACAATATAAGGAGGGTGCATCATGCCTACTGTACTCACATCCAGCCAGCAGACTTTCGTGGACATTACAGATCAGCGAAAGCTGTCGGCATACATCACATCCAATCTGCCTAAGACGCAGAGTGAAGATCCCAACGTTTTGCCACATACCTATGCGCCGAGTTGGGCTTCGACTCACTTGGTACTGACGCCGGTGGTTTTTCTGGATCAGACGAGCATCGCGCTCGGCTCTTCCGGCCTGACCATCACATGGAAGCGGAAAGATGGCACGTCCGCTGAGACGGCAGTCACGTCCGGCGAGTCTGTGTCCGGCGGCATTCTGACCGTTAGTCAGAATAAGCTGTCGGCATCGTCCTCCGGCATGATCACATACATCTGCTACATCAGCTACTACGATTCTGAGACGAAGAACACGGTCAACATCTCCTCGGACATCACCTTCACGCTGGTAAAGAATGCCGAGAATGCAAAGCTGGCGTATGTTACGGCGGACACTTATGTGTTCAAGTACGATACCTCCGGCACTTTGGTCGGCGCGACCCAGGCCACCCTTACCGGGCAGGTGCAGGGAGTGACGATCAGCAAGTGGCAGTACAAGAACAGTTCCGGCAACTGGGCAGATTATCCCACGACCTCGGATAACGCCAGCATTACCGGCGGCACCCTTGTGGTCAAGCCCGCCCATGCTGTGTTCGTGAACAACGTAGCCCAGATCAAGCTGGTTACCTCCGATGCCGATGTATATGATACCGTCACCATCACGAAGATTTACGACGGCACCAAGGGCGATCCGGGCACTCCCGGTTCCTCCGGCTCAGGCGGCCTGTCCGTGATCCTCTCCAACGAGGCACAGACGATCCCATGCACCTCCGGCGGGGCTGTGACGGCAGCGACCAATGTGACCATCCCATTCACCGCCTATGAAGGCATCGAGCAGAAGGCCGCGACATGCACGGTTGGTACTCTGCCGTCCGGCGTAACGGTCAAAAGCAACACTCCGGCCACGGCAACTGCCGCTGGCTCTGTCGTGCTGACCTTTGCCAAGAACGCTACTCTCGGCGGTGCATCTGTGCTGACCGGCACGATTCCGCTCACGTTCTCCGTCTCCGGCAAGAGCGTCACAAAGAACTTTGCATGGACCAAGGCCAATGCCGGTACAAGCGGCACATCCGCTGTGGTGTTCTCCGTCTATGCTCCCAATGGCACCATCGTGCAGAACCAGTCTGGCAGCCTGACGCTTGCAACCTCTGCCTATGAAGGTGCGACTGCAATCACGAACGCAACCTATCAGTGGGCGAAATACAGCGGTGGAACCTGGGGCAACATCTCCGGGGCAACAGCGGCAACGCTGACTGTGCAAGGCGCAGACATTGTGAACATCCAGTCCTACCGCTGCACTATGACCTACAACAGCAAGAGCTATGTGGACGTCATTACCGTGGAGGATAAGTCCGATCCGTATGTGTCGGAGATGCTCTCCATCGGCGGTTTTACCGTGAAGAACAATCTCGGCGGGCTGGTGCCCTATGTGATCGTTCGTACCAATCAACATGAGGTGGACCCGCTGAAGGGCAACATCTCGGAGACGGCTCCTGCCAATCCTGCTGCGGGTGACTTCTGGTATCAGATCGATCATACCGGCCATGCGGTGACCCTGATGAAATACAGCGGCTCGGCATGGGCGGCGGCAACAGAAACCCAGGAGCTGACCTATACCTGGTATGCGCAGGACAAGGATGGCAATCCCATCACCTTCGACAAGACCGGGAAGGTTATTTATCTCTCCGCCGCGGACATAGATTCCATCCTGACCCTGCAGTGTGATGTCTCCAACTGAGGAGGTGACGGCATGCTCCTTTCCATCTGCCAGAACACATTCCAGAGTCTGGTCGAGCTGGAGGCGGTGGATTCTCTGCGGGTGGAAGTGCGGGAATGCTATGCGGAGATCACCAAAACCTCTGAGCAGATCCAGTCCACGGTCCGCGAGAACTATCTCAGCAAAGACGACTTGACCACTATCCAGCAGGATTTCCAGACTGCGATTACACAGGCTGCCTCCGAAATCCGTATGGATTTTACTACGTTGACCAATGAGATCACGAACAACGTTTCCGGGAACTACTCCCTGATCGAGGAGTATATCCGCTTCCGGGGCGCTCTGATCGAGCTGGGCAAGGTCGGTAATGCTTTCACGGCTGAATTCTCCAATGAGGGGCTGTCCTTTCTGGAGAACGGCCAAACCATCGCATACATCACAAACCAGTCCCTCGTCATTACCAACGCGGAGATCCGCAACAGGCTCTCCCTCGGTACGGCGGCAAGGGGCTGGTTTGATTTCATACCCCGGGAGACCGGGAACCTCTCAATCCAATGGAGAGATCCCACAGCATAAGGAGTGACACCTATGGCACAGGGCAACAGCGGCAGCTTTACGCTGTCGGGCAGCCAGAACTTTGCTGTCATCATAAATTGGTCGGAAACCTATAACGAATCCGCCAATACTCATGTCGTGAGCATAACGTCCTGCCAGCTCGTGTCCTACAACTGGTACGGCTTCACGTATTATCCCAACGGCACACTTTCCATCAACGGGAGTACGGTCGTTACATTCAACTCCCAGACCGGTACCCACAACTGTACGATCCAGACGCAGAGTGCAGGCTATCCCATTATCCCTGCCCAGGGCTCCAGCTATCCTGCGGCACCGTGGTCTTCTGGGACCATCGCGGGCAATGCGGACGGCACCAAGACTGTCAACATCGCAGCCAACTTCCAGTGCTTCACCTGGGACGGCAAGGGCGGCAGCGGATGGAGTGTAAGCGGCAGCCAGAATGTCACGCTCCGCACGATCCCGCGCACGTCGAGCGTTTCTATGCCTGCTACCACGATGGGCAGCGCCGGGACGATCAGCATCTCCCGGGCATCTTCATCTTTTACGCATACACTGACCTATGCTTTCGGCAACGCCACAGGAACAATTGCCACTAAGACTACGGCCACGTCCGTATCGTGGACGCCGCCCACCTCGCTTGCCAGCCAGATTCCCAACAGCACAAGTGGCTCCTGCACCTTGACCTGTTATACCTATAACGGCAATACGCTGGTCGGCACAAGCACGACTACAGTCACGCTCTCGGTTCCAGCAAGTATCAAGCCCACCATAACAGGCATCACCGCGACCCGCGTAGATGGGACGGTACCATCAAGCTGGGGCATCTATGTGCAGACCAAGAGCAAGGTGACCCTGACGATAACCGGCGCAGCCGGGGCGGGAGGCTCCACCATCAGTTCGTATAGCATCACTGGAGGCGGGCTATCGTACACGGCATCCTCCGTTACAACGGGCTTTCTGAATACATCCGGATCTATCACTTTCACGGGTAAGGTCTGCGATAGCCGCGGTCGCTGGTCAGATGAAGCTACGGTGACAATCACCGTCGTGCCGTATGCCGCGCCTCGCTTCAATAGCTATTCTACGCAGCGCTGCACAAGCGCTGGAGCATCCTCGTCCAATGGTACTTATGCAAAGAGCACTGTTGGCTTTTCCTACTGGTCCTGCAGCGGGAAGAATACGATCACAACTGCTGTGGCGTATAAGAAATCCTCCGAATCTTCCTACACGAATGCCGGTGTCACTTTTACCAGCGGAACGCAGTTCATCTTCGGCGGCGGCAATCTGAGCGTGGACTACTCCTACGATATCCGATTCACATTGACCGACGCCTTCGGCACTGTCACTGTTGTGGATAGCCTGTCTACCGCCTCTGTCCTGATGGACTTTAAGGCAGGCGGCACGGGATTGGCGGTCGGCAAAGTCTCAGAGACGGACAGCTGCTTTGAAGTCTCTGAAAACTGGGACGTGAAGGTCTATGGAATGCTGCTGGCGGAATACATACAATCTCTGGTGTCAAGTGGTATTGCGCTGGGAACCTGTGATACCGCCGCAGATGACGGAGATAAGATCGCGACGGTTCCGGGTAATTTTGAATTGAAGACCGGGGCTGTTGTGGCGATCAAGTTTACCAACCACAATACCGTGCAGCAGGTCAAGATGAATGTAAACGGCACCGGCTTGAAGTATATCGTCACGTACAACAACTACCTGCCGGTGACATACGCTTGGAAGCCGATGCAGACGGTGCTGTTTATTTATGACGGCACATACTTTGTCGCGTTTACGCTGAATGTCGCATCCACCACCTATTACGGGCTGACCCGGCTCACCAGCAGCACATCGTCAACGAGCACTGGCCTTGCTGCCACCGCGTCCGCTGTCAAAGCGGCCTACGATCGGAACAGTTGGGACAGCATTACGCTGACCAATCCGCTGGCTGTCGCCTATGGCGGGACCGGGGCAACAACAGCGGCAGGCGCGAGAGCTAACCTGGGCCTTGGCATTACACTCCTCTGGTCAGGAACATGTACGACCGGAAGCTGCTCCTTCAACTATGGCAGCTACAACTGGTACATCATTTTGGGACAGCCTGCTTCCAACGGTTCCCGGACACCGATCGTTGTGCCCAGAGCGGCCTTGACCACCAGTGCTGTGGCCTACCAGATCACAGACGAATCGTATTACTATTCTTTCAATCTCTACTATTCTGGAAGCACCTGCTATCTGGCCTATAAGGGCAGGAACAGCACAGGACAGATCATTGCCGTCTACGGCGTTAACTGAGGAGGCCGAACATGAAAGTAACTTTTGATAAAAACGGATACGTCAACGGCTGGTGCATGGTCGGTGACAACGGCGGTGAAGAGTATGATCCCCCAGAGGATTTCGATGCCTTCCTGGACAATTGCTTCTCTTTCAAACTGGAAGACGGCAAACTGATCCATGACGCCGAAAAGGAAGAATCCGACCATCTGGAAGAGGAAAAAACTTCACTCCGAGCACGCAGGGAAAAAGAATGCTTCTCCGTCGTCAACCGGGGCTGGCTGTGGTACTCGACTCTGACCCTTGCACAGTGGCGCGAGCTCCGGACATGGTATATCTCCTGGCTTAAAGTGACGGAGACGATGACCCCGCCTGAACGTCCGTCTTGGGTCGATGATATCGACACTTCCCGCATTCCGCTGACGTTCGGCGGCCTTCTGTAAGGCGGTGATGATATGTGGCGAGGTACGACACCGACATATAACTTCACCCTCCCGGAAGGCATAAGGCTGGAAGACTTTTCAACTGTATACCTGACCTTCGCGCAGAACGGGCATAACGTTCTGGAGAAAACGAAGGATGAGCTGGAATCCACTGACGATGGGTTCCGGCTTTTGTTTTCTCAGGCGGATACGCTCTGCTTTTCTCCCGGGCCTGTAAAGATCCAGCTTCGCGCCCGGATGCCAGATGGCACGGCGGTGGCTTCCAACGTGATCTCCACTACAGCGCAGGAGGTTTTGAAGGATGGCGAGATATGAAGATTCAAGTTGAACTGACCGAGAAGGATTTTTCCTTTGATCTTGGCTTCTCCGGAGAGACTGACTTTAATATCAGCTTTTCTGACTCTTTCTCCCCGTCAGGAGTCACGCCATACTCCGGCAGCTATGAGGCGATCCCGCGTGTGACGGCACAGAGCCTGCCAACACAGGATCGCTGGCTCGACCGGGATGTGGTGATTCAAGCAATCCCGTACCATGAAGTGGAAAATACAGAACGCGGCAATACCGCGATTATAGGAGGAATTTGATCATGGCAAATCAGTATATCAACAAGGTTATATACGGCAACCGGACCCTGATCGACCTGACAGGCGACACGGTCGAAGCGGCGAAGGTTCTGTCGGGCTATACCGCTCATGACAAGTCCGGCGCTCCGATCACCGGTACCTGTGCTTTCGATGTGGACTCGACCGACGGCACCGCTGCAGTTGCGGAGATCCTTGTCGGAAAGACTGCCTACGCCCGCGGCACTAAGCTCACCGGCACCATGCCAAACAACGGCTCCGTGATGGGAGAGATTGATTCCATCGACGGTGAGTACACCATCCCGATGGGCTTCCATGACGGCTCCGGCAAGGTTGGCATTGCTGAGACCGAGGCGGAGAAGATCGTGGCGGGCAACATCAAGGCCGGAGTGGAAATTCTGGGCGTTACCGGCACTTATGGCGGCGAAGAGATTTCCGCGCAGGCCAAGACCGTGACCCCGCGCACGACCCAGCAGACCGTGCAGCCGGACAGCGGCTACGATTATCTGTCTGCCGTGACCGTGAACGCCATTCCGTACACGGAGAGCGACAACTCCGCGGGCGGTGTTACGGTTACCATCGGTGGCTGATATGGCGGTCAATAAAGTGGTCTACGGGACGACTGTTCTCGTAGACCTGACGGAGGACACAGTCACACCGCAGACGCTCCTGCTCGGGAACCGGGCGCACGGCCGGGATGGGCAGATTGTTGAGGGCACACTGACCGGTAGCCAGACCGGCGTGCTGGTCAAGCTCACTGATCTGGATGTGACCTATGTGTCTGCAACCACGGCGCGGATCGACATCAGCGGCAAGACGCCTATCTATGGCAGCATCACCGGAAATCAGATCATTGTGGAGTTGACGCACTTCGGCCTGTACGCCACGGGTCTTGTCTTCGGCGGTTCTCTGAACACGGACGTTTCCATCAGCTATGACCCTCCGACCGGTCATATCACTCTGACCACGGACTCGACGGCTTTCAACTCTTCGGTTTCCTGCAAAGCGAATGTCTACATCACTGAGCAGACGCCGTCCTCTGGGGACGAGAAAATGCAGCAAAGCAAGACGGTCACACCGACAGCGGTCTCCCAGATCGTCACGCCAGACAGCGGGTACGAGCTGACGAGTGTGACGGTGAATCCTGTGACAGCGGAGTTGGTGGCATCCCTCGATTCTGACTTCGTTGCAGCCAACATCCGCGAGGGTGTGGACATCCTTGGCCTGACCGGAACGCTGAGTACGGAGGGCGGCGGGGGTGGCGGTTTTGATCCATCCCCTTGGAAGAACATCGTGGTTGGGACTATTACGCCCACAACTGCTCAGACCAAGTTTAACGCAGATCTGTCCAAAGGTACGCCGATGGGGCTGATCATCTCACTCATCAGCACGGGAAATGTAGCTGCTGTGTCCAATGCGCTCATCAGCGCGGCATGGTCCAACAACAAGATCGAGCCCAGCACCTACGGCAAAGGCACCGCTTATTATTCGTCTGCGACCAACCGCACCACCACCGGCACCTACCCGACATACTCCAGTGGCACATGGAATCTCAGCAAATCTCTCCGTGCCGGATGGACCTATTACTACTGCATCATTTACGGAGATTAAGGAGGATAATTCTCATGAAAGAGTTCTGGAATACAATTCAATTCATCTTCACCGCCATCGGCGGTTGGCTGGGCTATTTCCTCGGCGGATGTGACGGCCTGCTCTACACGCTGCTGGCGTTTGTAGTGCTCGACTACCTGACAGGTGTGATGTGCGCTATCACGGACCATAAGCTCTCTTCCCACATCGGCTTTAAGGGTATCTTCCGCAAAGTGCTCATCTTCGCGCTGGTCGGCGTTGGCCATCTGCTGGACATGCAGGTGCTTGGCAGCGTCGGTGTGCTCCGGACTGCTGTGATCTTCTTCTATCTGTCCAATGAGGGTGTATCCCTTCTCGAGAACGCCGCACATCTCGGCCTGCCCATCCCGGAAAAGCTGAAGGCTGTGCTTGAGCAACTCCACGATCGGGCGGAGAAGGAGGATGACGATCATGAGCAAACCGAGTGATATCGTCACCATCGCGCTGGCCGAGGTCGGCTACCGGGAGAAAGCATCCAATGCTGCTCTCGATGAAAAGACTGCCAATGCCGGTGCCGCCAACTGGACCAAGTATGCCCGCGACCTTGCTGCCGCGGGCTATTACAATGGAAACAAGAATGGGTATGCCTGGTGTGATGTGTTCGTGGACTGGTGCTTCTTCAAAGCCTATGGTGCCGTTGAAGGCCAGCGCATCCAGTGCCAGACCGGGCCGCTCGGGGCTGGCTGCATCTACTCCGCGCAATACTACCAGCAGAAGGGCCGGTACGATCGCACCCCGAAGGTCGGCGATCAGGTTTTCTTCCAGTCCGGTGGGCAGATCGGCCACACCGGCATCGTGGTCGAAGTGACTGATTCCACCATCGTGACGGTAGAGGGAAACAGCTCCGATCAGGTGAAACGGAACACCTATAGCCGCTCCAACAGCTATATTGCCGGATATGGGCACCCGCTTTATGGCGATAGTGATGGTGCCACAACACCAGCCCCATCACCGGCTCCTGCGCCTTCGCCTGCTTTGAAGACCTGCGATGTGAAAGCGCCTCTCCTCAAAAGAGGCAATACCGGCAACGCGGTAAAGAATGCGCAGACGCTGCTGATCTCCAAGGGTTATGCCTGCGGAGGCAGCTTCTCCGGTGGCCGGGAAACTCCTGACGGGGACTTCGGACCAACAACCGAAAAATCCGTGAAGAGTTTTCAGGGACTGAAGAAGCTGGCGGCTGATGGGGTTATCGGCTCGGATACTTGGAAAGCTCTTATTACTGAATGACTGAAAGCCCGTGGGTATCTCTTCGGAGGTGCTCACGGGCTTTTTCTGCGTCTGTGGGAAATATTAAAAAAGTGTCTGGAGGCACTGTAAAACGGCCCGAGTTCTGGGCGTAGGAAGGCAGAGGGATTGATAGGTTCCCTCGGAAGGGAGAACGAGAAAATGCAGGTAACAAAAATCACGCCTTCCTCCGAAGTTCAGAATCCGGATGCCAGTCAGTTTACTCAGGAGCAACTACAGCAGGAATTCAACTTCCTCCAAGCGGAACGGATCACGAAAAAACTGCTGGAGAAGGGCATAATCACCACCGACCAGTACGACCGGATTATGGCCGAGAACAAGCGCACTTTTCCGACGTTTTTAGCGCCGATCCTTTGAGAATTGAGTTGCAATGTGTGCCGAATAGAGCGTTACTGTTACTGGCCGGAAAGGAGGCGAGACCATGAAAAAGATAACCATAATCGAGCCCGCAGCGGCTCGGCAAAAGACGAAGAAACGTCGTGTTGCTGCATACTGCCGGGTCTCCACCGGAATGGATGACCAGCTCATCAGCCTCGAAACCCAGAAGGCGCACTACGAAGAGTACATCACAGCGAATCCGGAATGGGAGTACGCTGGGCTATATTACGACGAGGGCATTACCGGTACTAAGAAGGAAAAGCGGCCTGCCCTGCTGCAGATGATGAAAGACTGCGAGGCTGGAAAGATCGATTTCATCGTGACGAAGTCTCTGAGCCGATTTGCGCGGAACACGACTGATTGTCTGGAGCTTGTGCGGAAGCTGCTCAGTCTTGGCATATCGGTTTACTTTGAAAAAGAGAATCTGGATACCGGCTCGATGGAATCGGAGCTCCTGCTTTCGATCATGAGCAGCCTTGCGGAGAGCGAGTCGGTTTCCATTTCGGAGAACAACAAATGGGGAATACGGCATCGGTTTGAAAATGGTACCTTTAAAATCGGATACGCGCCGTTTGGGTACAGTGTCCGGGATGGAGAGTTTTTCATTCTCGAAGAAGAAGCTCAGTGGGTGCGCTACATTTTCAACCAGACGCTTGCAGGAAAAAGCACCCATAAGATTGCTGACACGCTCAATGAGCAGCAGGTCCCAACGAAGAAAGGTGGCCGCTGGACCGCGACAACGGTACGGGGCATCCTCCGAAATGAAAAATACGTCGGTGACTGTCTCTTCCAAAAGACATACTCGGATTTCCGTTTTAAACGGCATACGAATCGCGGTGAACGTGACCAGTTTTATATGGAGGATCATCACGAGGCCATTGTCAGCAGGGAGACTTTTGAAGCTGCGGAACTGATGCTTCAGCAGCATGCGAAAGAGAAAAACGTGACGATCGGGGATAAAAAATATCAGAGCCGGTATCCATTCACAGGGAAAATTATCTGCGGGGAATGTGGTACGGCCTTTAAGCGCCGGATCAACTCCACCGGGACGATCAAATACCCAGCATGGGTGTGCCGGGAGCACCTTGAGCACAAGGAGAACTGCTCCATGAAATTTGTGCGCGAGAGCACGTTGGAGGCAGCCTTTGCCACGATGATGAACAAGCTGATCTTCGCCAGAAAGGAAATCCTGCAAGCTCTGCTGGATGGAATTCGGAGCGAAAACCATAAAGCGAGTTTGCTCAGAATCAATGAGATCGATACGGCTCTGGACGGAATGGCGGAGCGCAGGCAGACCCTTACTACCATCATGACCAAGGGCTACATCGATCCGGCTGCGTACACGCAGGAAACAAACGACCTGCTCGCGGAAGCTGCGGTCTTGGAAGACGAGCGCGACCGGCTGGTCAGGGAAATCAACGGAGACATGCATAGAACGGAAGCTCTCCGGGAACTTCTGAAATATACCGGAAAGGGTGAGATGCTTTCAGAATTTGATGCAGACCTCTTTGAGCGGTTTGTGGATCACATCACGGTATGCTCACGGGAAGAAGTACAGATTCACCTGAAATGCGGACTTTGCCTCCGGGAAAGGATCGAGTGAAATGGGACGAGGACACACGCCTTTTGGCTACAGCATCGAAAGTGGTATGGCCGTGCTCTGTGAGAACGAGGCGCAGCAGATACGGGAGATTTATGCCGGATACCTTTCCGGGCTGAGCTACGTTGAGGCTGCGGAAAAAGCTGGGCTGCGGATGAACCACGGTTCCGTAAAGCGGCTTTTACAGAACAAGCATTACCTCGGTGATGACTTCTATCCGGCTATCATCGACCAGAAGACCTACGCTGCCGCTGAGGAGGAACGCCAGCGCCGGAGTGCGGCTCTTGGAAGAGGCAACAGGCAGCTAAAGCAAATGGAACGCGGGAACATTCCGGTCCGGTTTAAGCTGGGGCCTGTAGACAGGAAGAAAAAAGACCCATACGAACAGGCGGCCTATATTTACAGCCTGATTAAAAGCGAGGTATGACATGGCAACGATTACGATGATCCCTGCAAAAAAGCAAGTCGGGTGCAGGGCCAGAGAGGATGAAACACCTAAACTTCGGGTGGCGGCTTACTGCCGGGTCTCTACGGAGACGGATGAGCAGGCCACCAGTTACGAGGCGCAGATCGAGCACTACACAGAATACATCAAGAAGAATCCCACCTGGGAGTTCGCAGGTATTTATGCCGACGACGGCATCTCAGGTACGAATACCAAGAAGCGTGAAGAATTCAATCGCTTGATCGACGATTGCATGGCAGGCCGCATCGACATGGTAGTTACTAAGTCGATAAGCCGCTTTGCCAGAAACACACTGGACTGCCTGAATTACATCCGAAAGCTCAAGGACAAGAACATCGCCGTTTTCTTTGAAAAAGAAGGGATCAACACCCTCGACGCCAAGGGCGAAGTCCTGCTCACCATCATGGCCTCACTCGCACAACAGGAGAGCCAGAGCCTTTCCCAGAACGTCCGGCTGGGGCTCCAGTACCGGTATCAGCAAGGCAAGGTGCAGGTCTGCGCTAACCGCTTCCTCGGTTATGATAAGGATGAGGACGGGAAACTGGTCATCAATCCGGAAGAGGCTGAAGTGGTGAAGCGAATCTTCCGGGAGTATCTTGAGGGGCGCAGTTATTATGATATCGGTAATGGACTGACCGCCGATGGAATCAAAACGGCAGCGGGAAGCGATTACTGGCTGGCATCCACCCTGCGGAAAATTCTCCGTAACGAGAAATACATCGGTGATGCGCTCCTGCAGAAAACCGTCACGACAGACTTCCTCACAAAGAAGCGAGTGGAGAATCGCGGTATTGTCCCACAGTATTATGTGGAAGGTAGCCACGAGGCCATCATCCCGAAGGAGCTGTTTATGCGGGTGCAGGAGGAGATGGTTCGACGCGCCAACTTGGAAACTGGCACTGGAAAGCGCCGCATCTACAGCGGGAAGTACGCGCTTTCGAGCATCGTGTTCTGTGCTCACTGCGGTGACGTTTTCCAGCGGACGCATTGGGACCTTCGTGGTAGAAAGGTTATTGTCTGGCGCTGTATCTCCCGCCTCCATAAGAAAAAATCCCAAGTCGACTGTTCGGCACGGACGGTGAAGGAATACGTGCTCCATGCAGCGGTGGTGCAGGCGGTCAATGAGGTCTATGCCCAGCGCGATGCCTACCTGCCGCAGCTCAAGGCAAACATCGAAAAGGTGCTCGGTGAAGATAACAGCGGTCCGGTGGCTGAGGTGGACGCCAAGATTGCAGACCTGCAGCAGGAGCTGCTGAAGAAGGCAAAGGCGAATCAGGACTACGAGATGCTTGGAAAGGAAATCACCCGGCTTCGTGAAGAGAAGTACCAGTTGCAGCTGGAGGACGCCAACAGAGAAGGTGTCCGGCAGAAGGTTGCAGACCTGGAGACCTTTTTCGGAGAACTGGATGGCGAGGTGACGGAGTACGACGATAGCCTCGTCCGGAGGCTGATCGAGCGGATCACCGTCTACGATGATCACTTCACAGTTGAGTTCAAATCCGGCATCGAGGTGGATGTCGAATTGTAAAGCAGGCCACCACGCGGCGCTCCTCCGGGAGCGCTTTTTTTACGTTTTGGATCTGGAAATCTGCGGATCGCTGTGATATACTGTCTTAAGTCATTGGTTAATAATTTAATGAGGTGCGCGGATGCTACGGAACAATGTGGAACTTGACCTGAAGACACGATTTATAGAAGACGGGATCACTCAGACGGAGATCGCGGAGAAGGTTGGCGTGTCTCTTCCCTATGTCAATCGCATCATTCGGGGCCGAGAGCAGATTGTGAATAAGACCTTCATAAAGATTTTGGATGAGCTTGGCTACGATGTGAAGTTGACTTATATAAAACATGAAGAGGAGTAATCAACCAAATTAAACAGAGACTTTTTCATTAACAATTATTATCATAGAGAAAGAGATTTTTTATGAATCCAATAGAGATTAATGGTGACTTAGTATTGTCATTAGCTGCAACAGTTTCTGCAGTTTTGAATGATAATAGAGAAGATTTCTCATATTACTGTGATATAAGAGACCCTGAAATGCTTGCGAAATGCGTAAAGCCTTCTCGCAAAACTTTACTTCATTGTTTTATTGAGAGCGTATGTTGCGAAAGGATAACCTATTTACTTTGCAAGCACTTTGATAAAGAAGGCATTCAACTTATGCAAGCATGGCTGGATTCACTTCATATTTCGTATGATGATTTAGTCCCTGCAAATGATGAGGATTACTCTCAAATAGAAGCTTATGCAGATAGAATGCAAGAAAAATTCAACAGTGAAGCATTGGGTACTATTTCTGATGCAGTTTTTGCCATCTTGTTTTGTGATAAAGATTTTCTATTTGCTTTTAATGTGAAGATCACTGATCAAATCAGAAAACTAAAAAAGGAAGATTATCCAGAGTACCTGCAAGGAGATGGATATCTAAATAGAGACCCTACGCCTAAATGGTTGAAGGACGGAGTTTTCTTCAGAGACAGAGGTCGATGCCAAGAATGTGGGACAGATTTATCAGCTCTTTTTCAGAATGGAAATAATGCAAACTATGATCATATTATCCCTCTTAGACAAGGGGGCTCAAATGATCCAACAAACTTTCAGTTGATGTGCGAGCATTGTAATAAGTCCAAAAGAGATCGTTCAATGGCTTATAGAAATATCGTGTGGCCGTATTGGGATAATGAGTAAACCATCTGCTGTAGAAAAACAGATACGCAGTAAGTAATCGGGGATGGAATGCTAAATGCCAAAAAGAAAGATATATGATTAAGAGAGCGAAAAGGAGACGCTGAAATACTTGGCTATGATGTTGAGTTGACATATAACAAAAAGGAAGTGTGATGATATGACAACAGCGGATTATATCATCCGCTCTGCTACAGAGTTTTACAATCAACTCCGAAACGACGAGAATGGTCGATACAGATCGTGGGAACACTGCTATGGCCATTTTATGAATGCACGGAGGCAAGACGATCCTGATTTCGACTATTTGAGTCTGCAGCTTGCATTCTATCTTGCGAGCTGGGGGATGTACCGGGGCTCCTCTTTCCTGTTGCAGAAGGACTATCGTGTTCACATTCCTGTGGTGAAGGAATTGTTGAAGCCAAAATACGATCCACTGGCTGGTATTGAATGTGTCGAATACCGAAAGCCAGTGGTGCAGAGCTTACTGAAAGATATAAACACGTACCTTGAGAGCTACTACAATGAAGTCCGGCTTCAGGTAAAAGAGGCAGAGCCAAAGAATAAGTTATCCGATACGCTGATCACTAAAGTCCTGATGGGTACTCTTGGCTGTGTGCCAGCATATGACCGGTATTTCATTATGGGACTTAAAGATCAAAAGGTTTCAACGGGCCTCTACAATATGCGTTCTCTTTTGAAGCTGGTCGATTTCTATGAAGAAAACAAGGATCAGCTGGAAGCAGTGCGTGATGGGCTGAAAGTCAACAGCCTGCCCTATCCTCAAATGAAGATGCTCGACATGGGGTTCTGGCAGATAGGCTTTGAGCTGGATACGAAAAAGGGACTGCAGGTCGCTCATTAATACGGATTTTGAGAAACGACTATTTGTCGATATGTTCCTGCATGGGCGAACGCCCAAGTGCCCAAAACGGTGGATATGTTCCTGTCCGGCATTGGGCGAACAGGTATGAGGTATGTGCCAGTAATATCATTTCCTCGTGCCACGTCGAGACCGTCTGTCTACTAACACATTCTTGAGGAAAAAGAGCTGAAAAAGCCTGAAATACTGGGGTTTCCGTCACGGGAGCAAGTTCCGCTTCGAGTGATGGAAACCCTCTTTTTATGTCAGCGAAAACCTGTCAAAGGAGAGGGGGGAGGCTATGAATTTACTATTTCAGAAAACGAGTCAACGATTTTGCTATTTTGGGCAAAACGAGAAAACGATTTTTCTATTTGGTGTGGGTCGAGACTATGAGTTTACTGATGAAGAGATTTTAGATTTCGCAACCAGCTTTAACATTTCAGGGATATAAATGTTCGGTTTGATTGGTAGACATGGGTATGCCTTACAATTACAATAATGTTAAAAATAATTGCAAAGGTGAGAAATATATGAGAAAATACTACTTAGACAATATCAGATGGGCAACTGTAGTTTTGGTTGTCATTTATCATGTGATTTACATGTATAATGGCGAAGGCATTCTCGGAGGAGTTGGAAAGATTACTTCTCTTGATGTGCAGTATTACGACATTTTCCTATATGCGGTCTATCCATGGTTTATGCTTCTGTTATTCCTTGTATCGGGAATATGCTCCAGATATTATCTGGACAGTCACACCGCAAAGGAATTTGCGAAAAGCAGGACAAGGAAGCTGCTTATTCCCTCTACCGTAGGACTATTTGCGTTTCAGTTCATCCAGGGATATGTCAGCATGTCAATAAGCGACGCTTTTGATTCCATGCAGGAAGTACCTGCCGTAATCAAGTATTTCATTATGGTGTTAAGCGGAACGGGAGTTCTGTGGTACATACAGCTGCTTTGGCTATTTTCGATGGTGCTTCTTCTCATCAGAAAAATAGATA